CTACGGTGAACTACTCGGTAGTCGCTGTGTACGCACTTCATACAACAACAACATCCGCAAACAGTACGCAGGTATTGGCTACACCTACGATGAAGCCGCAGATGAGTTCGTAGCACCACAACCATACGCATCATGGGCTTTAGACAGCAACAACGATTGGCAGCCGCCAGTTCCAAGACCAGCGGAGTCTGGTTTCTGGGAATGGAATGAATCCGAACAAAAATGGGAAAGATAACCTTCGGAGCATTTCCTCGTTCTGGAAGTCATTTTTTTTTAGGGATAACAAACTGCAATTTTGTTGAACATCGTATTTCCCCTTTAGAAAAAGAAAAAAATGTTGTTGTTTCTATTCGTAATCCTTTTGAATGTATACCAAGTTGGATTACATTAAATAATGATGCCTCTTTTGATAGGGCAGAGAAAAATCTTGAATGGTATTGTGCTTTTTATCAAAAATGTAAAGAATTAGATATCGTTATTATCCCATTTGAACAGTTGATTTCTGAACCTTTGTTTTGCATCAATTTTGCACACAAAAAATATGGTTTAGAACCGCTGGATTCTGTTGAATATGATTTATCTACCAATTTTCATCACCCAACAAAAGATAAATCTGGGTACGAAAAAATTTTAGACGAAATGACCAAGGCGGCTAGTTTGGCAAAGGCTGTAAGTTTGTTTGAGGAACTTTGCGTACCCGTTGGCTGATATTCGTTCCTTGGACTAAATCTAGGTAATCCCCCTAACGCTTTTTGGTGTTGAACGGTATGCGATAATACGGTTATGCCTGCTACAGATGCTTTTTCCCGTCAACAAACCCAATCTTCTGACCCATACACCAACGCGGTCGCTGTCACCCCTTCAGATTCAACAGATTTGACTTATGTTTCGCGAGCATTGTTCATCGGTGATGGTGGGAACAAGCATGTTTCTGTGATTATGCAGGACTCTGGGACGGTTATTTTTGAGAATGTTCCGACAGGCACTCTTTTGCCTATTCGTGTTACTCGTGTGAAATCAACTGGAACAACTGCTTCTAAAATCATTGCTATTTGGTAATTTGATTTCAGCGTAATCGTTGTGTTTCGCTGGTCGCATTGGCTCATCTTTTTGCCTGTCGCCATTTTGGCGTTATATGCGCCTGCCGCTAAGGCAGATTCGGTCCAAGGTTTGAACACTTTGTACTATGCGATTGATGAGATTCCGCCGTTGCAGGCTGATGATGTGTATGAACTTTGTGGTTCGGAGATAGAGAACAACATCAACCGTTCGTATGACGGTGAGCCGTATGGGGATTGTACGGGCGATTTGTTTATGGTTCACATGACAGGGTTTATTGCTGTTCCTGAGCATGAAACGATTGAGTTTATGTTGGCGTCTGATGATGGTGGGGTGATTGATATTGGCGATAATGCGTTTGGTGTGTGGCAGGACCAAGGTTGTACTTGGTCAATGTCAGGCAATTTACAGTTGGAGGCGGGTTCAATTCCGCTGAATCTTTGGATGTACGAGCATGGCGGGTCATCGTGTTTGATGTTGGCGTGGAAGATTGATGAAGGTTATTGGGAGATTGTTCCTGATGATGCTTTCACCACGATGCCTGTTGTGTCCACAACGACTACCGTGGAAGCCACTACCACTACGGAAGTGTCCACAACGACGGTGGTTGTGTCCACAACGGTTGAATCAACTACTTCCCTCGCACCCCAAACAACAGTGCCAGCATCAGAGCCGACCATGCCAGAACAATCATCAACGACGACATCTACGACCACCTCTTCTTCGGTGCCTCAAACCACAACCACCACAGAACCCGTATCCCCACCAACAGCGCAGCCACCTGTAATGGTTCAGCCTGAACCCATAGAAGTCCCAGCCATAGAAGATATGGAACCCATCCCAGTAGAGATAGAACCAGTTGAAGAAACACTCCCATTAGACCTCCCTGAAACAGACGCTACTGTTTATCCATCGGATACCCTACCGTTTGTAGACGACCTGTTGGAAGAAAAATTGCCCTCGCCAGCAGAGGAGGGGAAAGACGCTGACGAGGGCGACATGGCGACGAACGCCGATGTTGGAGATGATGATAGCACGGGGTCCGATGCGACCGACATGGAGGTTGCTATGGATAACTTGTTGACAGGTGAGTTGTCCTCGGACGAGTTTGTTGCGGTGCTTGAAGATTTGTTGGTGGAGGAGTTGTCGGTGGAAGAGTTTGACCGTTTGGTTGATGCTTTGGATAGCCCTACTTTGAGCGAGGAGCAGGTGTTGGAGGTTGTTGATGCGATTCTTTCTGAGCCTTTGTCCGAGGAGCAGTCGGTATCTTTGGCTTCGTCGGATGCTGTTCTCGCGGTGGTTTCCGAGCAGCAGGCGGAAGCCATCTTTGAGGCTATTCCTGTGGGGGAGTTGAACGCGGAAGAAGGGGAGGCGATTGTGGAGGCGGTTCAGGATGCCCCGAGTGCTGTCCGTAATGCGTTTGAAGGGGTTGTAAACCTGTTTGATGGTGTGTTTGACTCGTATGTTGCTTTGGGGTCAACTATCCCTATGTCGGCTCGTAGAACCCTCGTGGTGGCGGGGGCTACCATTATGGCTGCTGCTGCTACCCCTGCTGGTCGCCGCCAAGGTCCCTAAACCCGTGTAACGCGCCGTCTGGCTGAACCCCTGTTTATTATCTGAGGTACACAAAGCAAGGTTGGAGTGAAGGTGAAACGGTTTCTCAAAGAGGTTCATGCGACTACATGGACGATTGCGGGTACTGGTTTAGTTCTTATTACCCTTACGGGTAGCACTCGGGCGCTTGGTTTGGGTATTTCACTCATCGCAGTCATCATTCATTTTTTGGGACTGCTTGGAAACGAGGACAAATGAAACAATCAACCCGTCAACAGACAGCCGACCAATCCCTTAAAGGTGGTGTCGCAGGTATCATCATTTTTCTTCTCGCGAAGAACAATGCTGACCCTGTATTCATTGCTATGGCAACCCCAGTAATTGCTGGTGTGTTGTCGTGGGTTTCAACCAAGATTGGCGACCCGCAAGTGGCGTCTTTTATTGGTGTGGCTGGCGTTGAAGATGGCAAACCTGTCAAGGTTGCCGCGAAGAAAGCGCCTGTCAAGAAAGCACCTGTAAAAAAGGTTGCTAAGTAGGCGATGCGTTTGGTTGCACTCCTTTTGCCTTTGGTGGCGGTTGGTTGTGGTTATGACGGCGGTTACCGCTATTCATGCCAAGACCCCGCCAACTGGGAGGCTGAGGAGTGCAATCTTCCGCAATGCAAGGTTTCAGGCACTTGCACGGTGGACATTGTGGGGTTTGACCCTGCTTTAGAGGCTGCTCCTGTTAGTCCAGAAACGACGATGTTGCCATGAAACGGCGGCTCACCCCTGAAGAGTTGGATGCAAGGCTGAAGTTTGTTGTCGGTTGCATCCTTGGCGCTGTTTTGCTTGTGACAACGGTATTTATCTTGTATGCCCTGGTTTTTGTGACCCAACCAATCGGCGTTCAGGCGGAAAACGACAAAATGTTTTTTGGTGTGTTGTCCAGTGTGGCAACTTTTATTACTGGCACTTTGGCTGGTTTGATGATTTCAACTGGTGGCAAACGCTCCAGTTCTAACGATGCGATTGAGGAAACAGAATGAATCTTTACATAACTCCTATCAAGTTTTGCCCGCATGTTCAAGGCAAAAAGCCTTCTTTGATTACCCGCGACATGCTTCGCAAGGTGGACGGTGGCGGTCTGTTGGAGAAGTGTGCTGCTGATGCTTGGGATGCGATGGTTGCTGCTGCAAAACTGGACGGTATCAAGTTGACTCCGACTTCCTCCGCCGACTGCTTTAGAAGCATTGAAACCCAAACGAAAGGATTTCTTGCCCGCTACAGCAAGACACCTTTGGAGGGTGCCTCAACACGCACATGGAATGGCGAAAAGTGGTATCTGAAGAAGGGCAACGCCCCTCTTGCCGCCCCAAATGATGACGCTAAAACTTGTTCGCGTCACATGCTTGGTATCGCGGTTGATGTGGCTAATGCGAACGGTGACCGTCTCAAGTGGATGCACGAGAACCTCAAAAAGTTTGGTTTCTCTTGGGAGGTTGTACCCGAGGAGCCATGGCATATTCGGCTGGTTGTCGCTCAACCAACACCCGCTGTAGCCGAGTTCATCGCCGCTAAACAGGCTGGGGCATAAGATGGATGGGGGAACCGCGACGGTTCTCGCCGCCGTGATTACAGGCGTTTTTGCTTTAATCAACATCTTGTTGAAGTTCCGCAGTGAGAACAGGGACGACCATGCGATTGTGGTTGGTTCGTTGAATCGGCTGACGAGCGCTGTGGAGCGGGTGGAAGAAAAGGTGGATGACCATATCACCGACCACGCGAGAGGGATGATGTAGTCTTTTTGCCACGCCCACCAAAGGGGATTTATGGCGAAAAAGAGCGTATTTCAGGAAAGATTAGACGCCCGTTTACGGCACCGTTTTGACGAACGGTTGATGTTGGAGATGGACGCTGATTCTTACGAGGACCTAGTTGAAGCATTGTTGAATCCTGCTGTTTCGGTGGGAACCATTGCAGCCGCGTTAACCGAAATGGGTATCACTGCCCCTAAAAGCAACTTGCGGAGATGGAGATTGAAGTGTCTGAGTTCGGTCAAAAAATAGAGTCTCAAAACGCTGATGCGAAGGCGTGGGCGCAAGTTGAGTTAGATGGTGGAGAGTTATCCACAGGCGCTTTGCCGATGCCGTTGGACGGTGATTGGAGTAGTGTCCTTCGTTCGTTTGGTTTGGACCCTGATGTTTTTGAAGTTGCCGACGACACGGTTCGGATGTCTAAATGGCAGTCGTCTAAACGGTTAGAAAATGGTGACCGTGACTTGATTTGGCTGTATTCGTACAGGGCTAAGTTCCGCCGTAAAGTGATTACCGCGTTGGCTGATGTTGACATTGAACTGCTTAGGCAAGGTGTAGCGAAATGGAAGCCGTTACCTAAAACGGTTACATCTTCGGATGCTGTTCCTTCAACCTTTATCGTTTGTTGGGCTGACCAACAGTTAGGTAAGTCTGCTGGCGGCGGTGTGGAAGCAACCGTGGACCGTATTTTGGCTAGTTTTGAAGCCACCGTTCAACGGGTCAAAGAGTTGAGAAAAATAGGGCGTAACATTGAGCAAATCGCGATTGTAAACATGGGCGACCCTGTTGAGGGATGCGATGGCAATTATGCCAGCCAGTTGTTTACGGTTGAATTGACTCAGCGCCAGCAGTTGTTATTGGCTTTAGATTTGTGGGCGCAAGGGGTTAGGCGGCTAAGTAGTTTGGCTGACAAAGCGAAGTTCATTTCTGTGCTTTGCAATCATGGTGAGTGGATGCGACGAGGAGGGAAACAGGTGACTTCGGATTCTGATAACGCAGGCGGGTTTTTAACTGATGCTTTGGAACGGATGTTGGAGGGCAGACCTGAGGTGGAAAACCTTAGTTGGGTTATCCCGCACGACGAGATGGTTACAACGGCTGAACTATCTGGGGTGAAGGTTGCGTTTACTCATGGGCATAAGATTTCTGGTAAAGAGGTTGAGTGGCTTCGCGGACAATCCATTAGGGTGCTTCGTGAGGAAGGCAGGGAGCCTGACATTTGGGTTACAGCCCACAAGCATCACCTGCAAGTAGAAGATTTTGGTCCGTGGTACAGATTCCAATGTCCGAGTAACGACGGCGGCTCCAAGTGGTATACGGATATGACAGGCAACTGGAGTACGGCTGGAACGCTTACTTTTCTGGTCGGTAACCATGACACTCGGGGCTGGTCAGATATGGCGGTGTTATGAAATATCCTTTGGTTTTGGTCATTTGGCATGATGCGTTCGCTTTGACGAACTCTTGGATTGAGGCTTCGGACATTGACGACGAACCGTGTGTCACCCACTCTGTAGGGTTTCTAATACCAAATGCAAAGAAAGATTATGTCGTGATTTGTCAGTCGTTTAACAGCGAGGAAACGATTGATTCTGTTTTGGCAGTCCCGAACGCTATGGTGAAAGAAACAAAAATTTTAGTTGAGTCGTGATATGGTGTACCGTTAGAGGTTGTTTGGCGAGTTTGTCTGGGTTGTAATTCTTGGTTAGGGTTTTTGTGACTCAGACGAACTCGCGAGACTCGGAAAGCGAGGATGGGGCTTTGATTGATGAGAAATGTTTTTGTGATGACGGAATGATTGTGGTCCCGTTACTTAACACAACCGATGTTGGACCTTGCCCTAGATGTCAGGCGCGTTTTTACAAGACGGAAAAGAACAACGAGATGGAGGAAAATAATTATGATTCTTAAACCGAAAGAGTTACACGGAAGCGACGCTTGGTTGCATAACCGTTTTCGGACAACGGACGGATTGGCGGCGTTCGGATATTCTGATGCACCAGCGCTTGCAGGTTGCAGCCCATACAAAACGACCGCGGAACTATATTTGGAAAAGTTAAATGGTCCCGTCTATGTGGAAGAGAACTGGGCGATGCGTAAGGGCAACTTGATGGAGCCGTTATGGATAAAAGAAGCGGGTGAGCGTCTTGGTGTGGAGTTGATTACGCCAGATGTGGTGTATTGCAGTGGTCGTTGGGTTGGGTCGCTTGACGCGGTGCCAGCGGACAGTTGGGAGAAGCCAACCTTTATCGGTGAGGTCAAGACAACAGCGAAATACATTGTGAACGATGCGTCTGATTTGCCTGATGAGTGGGTGGCGCAAGGTCACATGCAGGCTTTCGTTTGCCAATGCCCTGTGTATTTCATTGTGTTTGACAAGCATCAACAGTTCAACATCATTGAGATGCCGTATTGGGAGGCTTACGCAAATGAGATTAACAAGCGCGCAGAAATGTACGGCGAGTTGGTTGACAGCAAGGCTCCTTTGTCGGATGATTTGATTGGTGAGATGGATGCGTCTGCTATCGCGGAACTGTATCCGTCAGTGGAGAAAACAACTGTGGAGTTGCCCGAAGAGGCGTTGAACTATTTGCAGATGTTGGATGTCGCCCGTGACACAAAGAATCGCGCCGAGGAGCAAGAAAAGCAGGCGAAGGATGCTTTGGCACGGCTAATGTTGGACGCGGAAGTTGGCACAATCAATGGTCGTGCCGTTGTTTCGTGGAAGCAAACAGCAGGGAAAGAATCATTTGATGCCAAGCAATTCAAGTTAGATAATCCTGACTTGGCTCAACAATATGTAAAACAAGGAAAACCATTCCGCACAATGCGGATGTTGAAAGGAGCAATCAGTGAGTAATGACCAAGCAGATAAGTTGAAAACCGTTTTAGAATGGTATGCACAACCTGACCCATCTATTGTCGGTTACATTCAGCGCAGTGGAGTCAATTTGGCGTATGTCAGCCACAGTGAAATCACCCGCATTTTAATCCAAGTGGACCCGTTGTGGGAGTGGACACCTTGCGGTTGGGCTGATGGGCGACCACAAATCCATGTGGAAAATGGCATTGCAACGATGTGGGGTATTCTCACCATCCACGGCAAGAGCCTCATTGGTGTTGGTTCGGCTCGCGCAGACAAGGCTGACCATGAGAAGGAACTCATCGGAGACTTCCTTCGTAACGCCGCGATGCGTTTCGGTATCTGTCTCAACTTGTGGTCCAAAGAAGCCACCGATGATTCAAGAAGCCCACAGGTCCGTGTCTCTACAACAACTTCTGTCACCCCCCGACAGCCGAGTTCTGTAGCGTCACCTGCTGTCAATCGCCCAGTTGCCAAACCTGCTGTTGCAGGCGAGGTGAAAAAGGCGAGTGCTGGTAATCCGATTTCGGAAAAGCAGTTGGGTTTTTTGAATAAACTCATCAAGGAAAACAACATTCCGAATCCGCCAGTGTACGCGACTTCCATTATCGGCAGGTCTGTTGATGCGTTGTCCAAAATGAACGCACAAGAGGCTTCGCAAGTCATTGACCGTTTGATGAATCCTCAACCAGCCAACGAAGAAATGTTTGTTGTGGATACTCAAGGAGATGAGGAAGAGCCGTTTTGACCTTTGATGAATGGTTGAAATTCGGTTACGACGCAGGTTTCTGTAGTCCTCCCTGTTGTCATTCGCACGATGGTGTGCCGATGACGGCGGCGGAGGAGGAAACTTACGACTATGACGGTGAGGTATGCGTTCATATCGTTCGGCTGTTTGAGGATTTGGCGACGAAAAAAGCGGCAGAGGCTAATCATCCTCCGTCAATTTGGCGGGCGTTGAATATCGGATGGCGAAATGAGCATTGAGGCGATTGCTTGGGTTCTGAACAAGGCACCATGCGATAGTCCTGCACAGAAGTTGGTGTTGATTGCTTTGGCTAATCATGCGCGCCCTGATGGAACTACGGCGTTTCCTGCGGTGTCTACGATTGCGCGGTACACGGCGTTGTCTGAGAGGACAATTCGTTATCACTTGGATGCGTTGGAGGATTTGGGGTTGATTCAGCGTTGTGACCCGAAGATTGTGGCGGCGTATATCACTCGGTCGGACCGTCGTCCTATCGGTTTTAATTTGATGTTGCACCGTGTTCGCGAGGTGCAGGAGGCGCATCCCGATGATGAACGGGGTGCATCTGACGACACCGACGGGGTGCATCTGTTACCGAACGGGGTGCAAATGACTACCGAACGGGGTGCAGCAGTTGCACCCGAAACATACATAACCATACAAGAACCATCCTTTAGAACCGTGTCGCCAACGAGGGCTGAGGCAACGCGCCTTTGCCACCTGCTTTGTGAGTTGATGGTGTTGAATGGGTGCAAGGCTCCGACGGTGACAAATCAGTGGATTGAGGAGATGGATAAAATCTTGCGCCTTGATGAGCGCCCTGAGGCTGAGGTTGAGGCGTGTATTCGGTGGAGTCAGGCTGACCCGTTTTGGCGGTCCAACATTTTGTCACCTAAAAAGTTGAGAATGAAGTTTGACCAGATGAAGTTGCAGGCTGAGCGGCAACGATTCGCAAGTCGCCCTAAAGGCTTTGCGGGAATTATGGAGTTTGTGAACGATGAACAAGCATGAGACAGCAACGATGTTGGGTTATCTTGCGGCGGCTTACCCAAACGCGGCGATAACGAAAGAAACCGCGAGAGTGTTCCATGAGGTCCTTCAAGGCTTGGAACACGGGATGGTGATGTCGGCGTGTCGGGAGATTGTGAGAGAGTCAACTTTTTTCCCGTCAGCATCAGAGGTGTTGAGGAGTGTCGCTAGAACTCAAGGGTTATTATCGCCTTCCGCGACTACGGCTTGGAGTGATGTGTTGGAGCAGGTGAAACTTCACGGGATGAGAACAATCCCCGAGTTCGCTCATGCGACTACTGCCGCTGTCGTAAAGTCAATCGGGTGGCGAAACATCTGCATGTCAGAAAGCCAAGAGGTCCTGAGGTCAAATTTTCTGAGGATGTACGAGGAGATGTCCAAGGAGAACGACCGTAAGAGCCTCGCATTGGTGGCTACGGACCCGTCTAATGCGTTGGGAACCCAAAAGGCTCTTGGAACCTAGAAAGCCCATCAAACGGACGCCCTTGAGGCGCTCACAGAAACCGATTAAACGCACCCCTGTAAAACGCAAAACTCAAACCAACGGCAAACTGGTCAAAAGCCGCAAAGAGGTTTCCGCTCGCAGCGAAGGTCAATGCGAAGCAAGACTGCCTATCTGCACTGGGACCGCCGAAGCCGTGCATCATGTTTTGAGGCGCTCACAAGGCGGGGGACACGAACCAGAAAACCTGTTACACCTGTGTAATTCCTGCCATCAATGGGTTCATGCGAACCCTGCCAAGGCTGTTGAGAAAGGCTTACTCCGCAGAAGTTACGACTAAAGTGACCTGATGACATTGACCGTTGAGCATTACGCGCACGGCGAACTATATACGGTCAAGTACATTAACCTCATGCGACCGTGGACGGTGAACGCTGAGAGGGCTGGGAACCGTTGGAAGCGGGCTGAGAACACAAAACTATGGCGAACCCTCTACGCCCAACAGGGTTCCATCCCCCAGTTGACCGATGCAACGATTTGGGTGTGGTTGGAACTCCGTGGACGGCTCCAAGACACCGCGGCATGTATGCCCGCAGTGAAAGCCGCGATTGACGGCATGGTAGATGCTAAAGTTTTTTCTGACGACACAGGAGAACATGTCAAAGCGATTATTTTTAATGCGCCGTCAAGAAGCAAAACAGACCAGATAACAATTCTCGTGGAGGGGAAACTAAATGAGTAACCAATTATTTCATCCGTGTGTCGGCTTAGGCGGCGCCAAAGAAATTGTCAACGAAGCCGTAATCATTCCGCTATTCAGAAACTCTGACCCAACAACTTCTAAGAAAGCAGGGAAGTCGGTTGCACAACGGTCACCATCACAAAGAGAAATCTTGTTGAAAGCATATTCAGGTGGTGTCGGTTACACCGATGAAGAGGCAGGCGTTGTAACAGGGTTGATTCACAAACCGAGGTGCTGTTACTGGAAGCGCTGTTCAGAGTTGCGCGCAATGGGCTACATCGTTCCAACAGGAGATTACGCAAAGTCAACCGCTGGAGAACTTCAGATGATTTGCTGTATCACCGCGGCTGGCGAACGACATTTGCGGACCTTGGACAACTAGACATCACCCCACTAGACTGAACCACAGTCAACGAAGGAGTAGTTATGGACAACTTTGGAGAAATCTCCATACCAGAAGAAATCAAAGTAGAAACGGAAGCCGACGATTTAGTTAAGTGTCGTCAACTTACGCAGATGATGCGCGAACATCAACAGTCAGTTATTCGGTTGGGTAAACAGCGGCGCAAAGTTGTACGCCGACTTCGTAACCTTCGCGTCCCATATCGCACCATCGCTGATGCGTGTGGTGTAACAGACCAAGCATTGTTCGCAGACCTTCGGAAACACCCTGAGGACGAAGAATGAGAAACGCTCCGATAACGCAAGGTGAAATAGAACAAGAAATCTTGCGGCTGTTGGCAGTGTTGGAAAACGAAACAGAACAGTTTGAGGCACTCGCTCAACGCTACGCAGAAACCGAAGCGTCACATAAAGGTCAGTGGGCAAAACATTATTTGTCGTCTACTGGTTCTATTCGTGAGAGAGAAGCGCGCGCAGATTTCGCGCTGTCAGACAGCCTGTATGCGTACAAGATTGCTGAAGGCATGGTGAAAGCAAAACGGGAAAAGTTGTTGTCGGTCAGAATGTCCATTGACGCTTTGAGAACTTTGAACGCGAATGTCCGCGCGCAAGTTTAGTTTCGTGCTTTTATTTTTTGTAAAAGTTTTATTGCTTGCCCTGCTTGCGTTTGGTGTGACAACTTGGACCCGAGACGACTTCTACGGGTAAACCCTGCTTGACAGAGGGACACTGACGGGATATGCTGAGTGTATGGAAAAAGACCTCAAAGTAATTCCAGCAGAAATTTGGGACATTGTTCCCTTTGAGCAAAAAAAGGCAAACGCGAAACGCCGCAACAAAAAGAACAACGGTGGCGACGAGTGCCGAATCTGCGCCGCCAGAATGAGCGAACTAGCCCTTCACAAAGCATGGTTTGTTCACATGACCGTTGACGGAAATTTAGTTGAAAAAGACGCCGAACTTCGTGAAGAACTATCGCAAGGCTGGTTCCCCGTAGGCGCTGATTGCGCGAAAAAAATCCCACTCAACTTCAGAAAAAAGTTTCTCAAGGAGAATTTCTAAAATGACCAAATATCATCTTCGGTATCGCAACATCAACCAAAAAACTCTGGATGCGTCACGCGAAATGCTGAACGGGTGGGGCGCGGCGTCAGACACAGAGCGCTGGCAACGGATGGATGTTTGGATTGGTAAAGCATCAGAGATTTACCGTGTGCGCCGTCCCGTTCTGGTGATGAACCGACGAGCATCAACAGGGCATTACACGCCGTCACGAAACGAAATACACATGGCGTACCCATCAATCGTCACCGTGATACACGAGTTCCGTCATGCGATGCAACACGCCAACAAAGCGGTTGGCTTCACTGGTCAAAACAACGATGTTGAACCTGACGCTCGCGGCTGGTCGCTGTCGGTCTACTACAAGATTGCTCCGCGGCTGTTTCGCAAATTGGTACGAGAGGGAAAGATTTTCCACATCTCGCCTGATGCGTTGCTCGCTAACCCAATACCAGCAACGGTAAACAAAGGTTGACATAGGTATAGTCGTTCTGATACAATTTGATTGTGGGAGGGAAAGCCCACAGGAGGAGGGAAGATGCCAGTAGGAGTCCTTGAGAGGATTGCCCAGCACCAACGCGAGGGCGCGGCGTGGAGGATGCGGGTCATTGAGGCTCGTCCTTGGGCTGAGATTGTTTTGGCACTGGGTCTCAACGGTGAGTCCACCGCTCGCGCGATGGCTCAACGGTATGCCCGAGCCAACGGTTTCCCACCACTTACCGTTCCCAACGAGCGTCGCTCCCGTGCCGCACGGATAGCAGTGGCACAACGATTTAACAGAGTGCCAGTGATGCGGGCGCCAGTGCAACCTCAGCAGGTGCTTCGTACTTACGGTGTTGAGATTGAGTACATCGGAGCGCAAAGATTGCCTGTCGCCATCGCCGTTGCTCAGGCTCTCGGCGTTCCTCACATTCACACTTTCGGTTACCACGGTCAGACTTGTGAACAATGCGGTGTCGTTGTTCCCGCCGCGGAAAGATATTCCAACTGGAAAGTTGAGCGAGACGGTTCGGTGCCAACAGGCGGCGAAGTTGTTTCCCCAATTCTTCAAGGCGCGGAAGGCTTCGCACAAATCGCCAAAGTAACCAAAGCAATTCAATCTGTCGGTGGCAAAACAAATCGCCGTTGCGGTTTGCATGTTCACATCGGCATGAAGGACCTGAGCAAACTGGAGAGGGCGAACCTCGTAGAGAACTGGTGGAAGGCTTATCCAGTCCTCAAGAGGCTTGTTGGTAAGAGCCGCTGGAACAACCGTTACTCCTCTTGCCCATCTGTGAACCGAGTCGCTCAGATACTTGGTGTGTTACGAGATGGCACAGTAAACGAGCCTTACGGCGTCAAATACGAGGCACTCAACATTGAGCCATTCAACAAGATTGGCACTTACGAGTTCCGACTTCACCAAGGTACGCTCAATGCGTCCAAGGTTGAGGCTTGGGTTCGGTTCCTTCTAGCCTTCATTGAGAACAGCCAAAAGCAAATCAATGTTGCCAGCGTCAACGAATTGATTGACGCGGTTGCCGAGCCAATCGTTGCCAAGGTCAACCCGCTCAACCAGCGCCAGATTGCTTACCTCAAGGGTCGCGAGATGGCTTTACACCGAGAACTACAACCAGCAAACTAGGAGGGAGACAATATGTGCGGTATCGCAGGATTCAGCATTAGTGATAAGGACCATCGGGTAATTCGTACCCGCGTGTTATCGGAGGCGTTGCTCAAACAAATTCAGCAAAGGGGTCGTGACGCTACG